CGACTCATGACGCCTGCTGTAGGCGCAAGGCGATGTAACGGATGTGCTCCCGCAGGCGCTGCGCGTCCGACTCGATCTGGGCGATGCGCTGCGCGCTGCCATCCCTCAGTGCCCGGATGCTCCTGCGATCGAGCTCGTCAAGCTCGGCGACGAGATCCTGCTGCCAGGCCTGCGCGTCCTGCATCGTGGCGAGCGCTCCGGTGGGCGCGCCGTCGGCGGCCGGATCCGCACCCGTGCGCGGCGCGCGCTGCGCGATCGGGCGGCCGTCCTCGTCTGTGCCAGCGATCCAGTACCAGATCGGAACGTCGCTCATGTGCAGTGTCTCCCGTCAGGGTCGAATGGAGCGAGCAACTCGGCGCAGATCCAGCGCGCCAGATCGCCGCGCCAATCGCCATCCACGGCGGCCCATCGCGCCGCCAGACGGCCATGGCGCCAGCGGCAGCGCCAGCGCCGCCACGATCGGCAGCGCGCGCATCAGAAGGTACCCCCGTCGACCACGGACACGTCGAGCGTCACGTAGGCATTGCCGGAGTCCTTGGTCCATGACATCGACGAGCCCATGCGCAGCACGCCGTCGGTGCCGTCTGTGCCCCACAGGTAGCCGCTGGTGCCGCCCGAGACGACGGCCACCTTCTCGTCCGACGACCCGGGCGGAATGTTCAACGCCGTCTTAAACGCGTCGAAGGTGATCTTCTTTTCCTTCGGCGCTGCCGTCTCGCTCGCATCGTGCATGATGATGAGGTCGGCGGCGCCGTCGACAGCCGGCATGGTGGCGAGCTGGTCGATGGCCGGCGTCACCGGAACGCGCGTGGTTGCGTCCTTCGCCACGTGCAGGTTGCCGCGGTCGAGCGTGACGAACGGCTCTCCGGCGAGCATGCCGCTCGTCGGCAGGTTGGCGTGGTTTCCGCGCCTCAGTTGCAAGCGTGCCATGTTGTCCCTTTCAGAAGGTGCCGGCGTCGAGGGTGCCGGTCATGTGCCCCAGGTCGAAAACGTCGACCTCGTACCCGTGCGGGTCGTAGATGAGCTTCTGCATGTCGCCGATGCCGGCGGGTCCGGGAAGGCCGGGCACGCCCACCTTCACGGTCGTCGGCTCGGGCGCGCCGACCTTCACGGTCGTGGGCTCGCGCACGACGATCCGAACGACATCAGTCATGGCTCATGTCCTCCAGCACGACAAGCGTGTCCTGTTCGTAGGTGCGGCGCAGGCCGCTGGCGTGCGTGACCTCGAGGTCGAAGCGGTAGCTGCCCGGCGCAATCCCGGTGGCCGAATACGGCACGGTCATGTCGATGCGACCGGTAGCCGGCGTGATCGTGATCCGGCCGTCCGTGGTGGAGGCCGAAACGACGACGTTGCCGGCCTGGTCGCGCACCTGCAGCCGGGCGGTGGCTCCGGTCAGATCGATCGCCGCGCCGGCCTCGTCCGTGAGCAGCCACGCGCGCGTCCACGTGTCGCCGCGATACAGCTTGACGGCCACACGCGCCTCATCACGCGCCGGCCTGGATCACTCGACCGAACAGCCCGAGCGGTCCGGTGTCGCTCTTGGTCACGTCCGCGAGCACGCGTCCGCTGAGCGCGAACTTCTGCACGTCGTCGCCCACCAAGGCGAAGTCCTGCGCCGGCGAAAGCTGCACGCGGTACAGATCGACGATCACGCGCGCGTTGTTGTCCGCGGTGTTGAGACCGTCGAACCGCAGCCAGACCTCCGGCTGACCGGTCTTGAACATCGCGATCCGCTTCGCCGCGCCGTAGCTGTAATCGACCTTGAACGGCTGCGTGAACGTACCGACGTTCAGGAACTCGATCGCGCCCTGCTCGGCATGCACCTTGTAGTGCGTGCCAGCGGTCAGCGTCGCGGGCGTTGCGTTCGAGTCCTTGACCACCACCGACGAGACGAACTGGTTCGCCAGCAGGTAGATGTCGCCAGCAGTCACGCCGGTGGGCAACGTCTCGGCGGTGACGGTGCCGGACGCGACGCTGGTCGTCTGTCCGTACAGCGTTAGTTCGAGGTTCTGGACGCTGAAGTCCTCCACCGTCGCGTTGAATTCACCGTCCTTGCCGCGGATGAGCTGCAGGTCGGTCAAGCGCTGGCCGGAGTAGGACTCCTTGTGCTCGATCGTGTCGATCTTCAGCGACACGCGCAGCTCCGGCACGTTGCCGAGCCAGCGCATCGCCAGCGGATTGCCAAGGGTGTCGCGGTTGGCGATGTAGACGCGACCTTGTCCCGAAAAATACGGCATCTTCAGTCTCCCTTGCGGTTACGTTTGCGACTGTTCGGCTCGGAAGAAGCCTCCGGCTCGGCCTCGGTCGCTGCCCCTCGGGCGATCAGCGCCTCTGCGCTGTCCTCTGGCAGCTCCAGCACCGACCCGGGCGGGTAATCCAGGCCCTCGTGCGTGTGCGGCTGTAAAACGACGACTCTCATGGCTCGATCCCCTGCACCACCGCCGCCACCTCGAAGCCGATCGGGTACAGCAGCAGACCGGCCTCATACACGGGCGCCGGCGGATCGATGAGCTGCATGCGCTGCAAGCCGGCCCTGGGCTGCCAGCCCATCAGCGCCGCCATGCACGCGGCCACAAGGTCCGCGCCCGCCGCGCGCGCGGCGGACCCGTCGGCCACGGCGGCCACGTTGCGCACCGCCACCACCACCAGCCAGCGGCTGGCGACGCGCGAGACGCGACCATGCCCGGTAGTTTCGAGCACGCGATAGCCATCGGCGACCACGAACGCCGCGGGCAGCCGCTTGCCAGCAACATCCTCCGATCCAAGCGACACCGCGCTATGCACGCCGGCCAGCTCCGGCACGGAGGCCGCCAGGCGATCGCGGATCAGCGGCTCAATATCCAGCATCACGATCCCTGATAGCCGGCGGTGGCGGTGCGGTCCATGGTCCGGGCCGGTGCCGCATATGCCACGCCCTCGGCCGACGGCTGCTGGGCGGCGGGCAGGCCGAGCGAGACCTGGCCGCGCGCAATCGCATCGAGCAGCCGCCGCGCGTCCTCGTAGCGGCGGCGCACCTCGTCACTGGCGCGGTCCTCCCAGAGACGGAAGCGCGCGATGTCGCAGGCCAGTCGCGCGATGACCGAAGGCACGGTGGGCAGCGGCAGCGCGTACCGCGCCCCGAGATACGTGTCGATCTCGGCGTCGGCGTCCGCAAGCGCCCGCGCCACGACCGTCGCGTCCGGCACGCCGGCGCCGGCGCGGTCGGTCAGTTGGGCGAGCTCCTCCTCTCCGAATCGGTCAGCCAGATCGGCCTGCGTGGCGTAGGCCATCGGCGTCCCGCATCAGCGTTTGCGGCGCGCAGGTTGCGCGTCGGCAGCCGGATCGTCTTGCGTCTGCGCGGACGGCTCGGCGCACGCAGCCCCGATGAGCTGCGCGGCCTGCTCGTCTGCCATCTCGACAACGGCGCCGCTCGGCAGTCGCCGGCCGTCGTGCTCGACGTAATCGACCAGGATTCGCACCAGCATCACGCCACCGCGTTGGTGATCAGGAAGCCCGCGTCGGCGCCGACGATCACCGGCGCGACATCGTCCACGATCTGGTAGACCCAGGAGCGCGTCTGCTTGTCCTGGTAGGGCTCCTCGACGATCGGGGATTCGCGCAGGCGGTAGGTGTAGCCGTAGCTCGGCTGCTCGGCGTCCTGGCTGCCGATCGCCGTGTAGGCGAGGATCGCGTCCTTGCCCCAGACGTCGTCCATCGCGCCCGACGCATCCGCGAAGACGGCGTCGCCCACGACCACGCGCTCCAGCCCGAAGAGCGAGGCCAGCAGCTCGGGGGTGGCCACATCGCGCGAGGTGTACTTGATGCGATCGGTCACCTTCGGGTGCGTCTTGAGGGCGGCGAACACTTTCGCGCCCACGAGCAGCGTGTTCGGCCGCGTGCCGATCTGGCCGCGCACGGCCTCCTTGTAGTCCTCCACCGCCTTGATCGGGTCCGAGCTCGGATCCGACCACTGGCTCGTGCCCGAGAGCACGACCTTGTTGCTGGCGGCGTAGTTGGCCGCGTTGCGCGCCAGATCGGCCTGGGCCTTCTCCAAGCGCAGGCCGATGATCGCCTGGCCGCGGCGCACGGCATTTGCGCCGAGATCCACACCGGGCACGGCCGAGGCATCCTCCATGAGCTCATAGGGCACGCCCTCCTCGACCGCGTGGTTTTCGAGCGCGAAGGTTTTGGACGAGAACGCGCTCTGGATGCGAACGACATTCGCGCCCGGCGCGCGTGCCGTTTGGTAGAGTCGGAAATGCTCCCTACCAAACTCGATGATGCGCCCGCCGCGCTGTCCCACCGGCACGAACGGGAAGAGCGCCATGCCCGCGAAGGCGGCGTTGCGGTAGCCGCGCGCGACCTCGGTCAAGACCGGATCGATGACGCGCGCTTGTTGAGTGGTCATCTGAGGCATCGTGATCTCCTTGCGTTACGCCGCGTTCGGGATGAGCAGCACTTCGACGAATTGGCCTGCGGCGCTCGAGGACGTGAGCGCGATGCCGAGCCGCGCGCCCGAGGTGGCCCAGGCGATCGCGCGGCCCTGGGCGTCGCTCTTGACGGTCGCGCCCGCGCTGATGGCGGCGCCCGCCTCGACGATGGCCGTGCCCAGCGCGACCACCGGCATGTGCGCGCCCGCCGCGGCGGCGTCCGTCTGCGTGACGCCGATCGCGTTCCCGTCCGCGCCCGCTTGAGCGCCGCCCGGCGTTACAAACCGATGCGCGGAGACCGCGCCGGCCGATGTGATCGTGAGGGTGAGGACCGGTCTGTGTTGCATCGCTCTCTCCTATCTACTGGACTCGCTCGACCGCGCGCACGGCGGCGAGGTAATCCGTGTTGGGATGCGCCGCCATGTGCGCGAGGGCGCGCGCATGGAGCCCGAGACGCTCCTCCGACACCCGGTAGCCGGCTGGCAGCTTGGGCATCGGCACCTGGGCGCTGGTGCCTTGCGCGCCTGCGCGCTCGCCGAGCGGCACGCGCGCCGGCAGCCGCGAGAGGAAGCCGCGCAGGGTATCGAGGGCAGACTTTTCCGCGCCCTCGGCGAGCTTGACGCCTGCCGAGCCTTCGAGTCGCTCCATGAGCGCGACGAGCTCCGCGACCTCCGCCGGCAGGAGGCGTCCTGCGCGTACATGCGCCTCGAGCTCCTGGGTATAGACGGTGCGCCGGAGCTCGCGCTCGCGAGCCGCGATGGCCGCTTCGCGCTCGGCGAGCTTCGCCTCGCGCGCGGCGAGCGCGACCGCCTCCGGCGTCTGCTGGGTCTGTTGTGGCGTGTGCTGAGACATGTTGCCTCCTTCGAGCGCGCGCAGGACTGCGCGCAGATCGTCCTTGATCGCCGCGATCGGGTGCGGCTGCGTGAGGTGCACCGTGCGCTCGTCCGAGCGCGCGGCGGCCTCGAGCGCCACGCGCGCGAGGCCCTTGACCGCCGGCGGCGCGGCACCGAGAAATCCGAGGTGCTTGAGCGCCCAGACCCCGGGCGTCGGGTTGCCCGGCGCCTCCGGCATCCACATGCTGACGGATATGTTGCGGTAGGCCCCCCGGCGCACGAGATCGGCCATCTCCGGGAGGAGCTCCACATCGAGCCAGAGCCCGTCGGGCTCGGCGGAGGCCGCGAGCACCCAGCCCCAGGCCGGGTCGTCGGTCTCGGGATGCCCGATCACCACCGGCGCTTGATAGCGCGCAGGATCATAGGCCGCGGCGATGGCGGCGATATCCTGATCGGTGATGGTGATGTCTTGCGGGTCGGCCGGCCAGGTGCCGGGGCGCAGCGCGTGGATGCGCGTGAGCACGAAGCGCGGCCCTTCAGCCGCGCGCGCCGCTACCGACAGGTTCGGGTGCGAATACACGCACGGCATCGTGCCGGGCGAGATTGGCGTCGGTCAGTCCGACCGCGGTCACAACCGCAGCGGCGGGAGCCGCGGCGGCAGGGCCTCCTTACATCCGGCCGGCCCGCCAGGATCGCCCAGGAGCGATTTTCGTGCGGAAGGAGCGGTTGGGGTATAGACCCGAATTTTTTAAACGCAGCAAACGCGGGTTTAAATCGATTTAAACGGTGGTCTGGGCGTGGGCGACCACTGTTTTGGGGCCGGTAGGCCGATCTGGGGGCGGTTTCAAGCCGTCCGGGCGCCGGGAAAGGGTGGCTCAGGCGCGGCGAGCGCCGAGGTACTGGGAGATGATGTCGAGGATTGCGCTACTGTCAGCTTGCGAAATGCCCAGGTACGGGCGCGCCGGGATGTCGCCCCAGGGGATGGGTGCGCCGCGGCGGGTGCGGCCGAACTGGCCCCGCCGCGCCCCGAGTTGCTGCACGGCGGCGTACTCGAGGCTCGAACCCACCTCCACGCCGCCCGGGATGAGCCGGTAGGCGATCTCGGAGGAGAGCCGCCGGGTCTCGCCGATGAGCGGCCGCTTAGCGGCGGTGCGCTCGGCGCCGGCCTTGGAGCGGTTTTTGCGGGGTGGGTAAGGGGTAGGTAGCCACCCTATCCTTCCGACGCGCCAGAGGCGATTCTGGCGCGTCGGGTGGTTGGCGAGGGCCGGGTCAGTTCAGCGTCGGCTCGAAGCGGGCGGCGGCGCGGGCCGTATTACCGCAGCCGAGACTCCCAATCCGGAGGCAGATGCTTGGACGGGTCACCACCCGCGCGCTTGGTGGATTGCGGGCCGTCTGCCCCCAGAATGCGGCACGCGTCCCCTGGATAAGCAGGCAGCCAGACGGCTTGCCAGAACGGGTGCCCGGAGGGGAGTACCAGACGATCAAAATCATGGTG